CTAAGGTCCGCAGAGCTAAGGTCCGCATAGCGAAGGTCCGCATAGCGAAGGTCCGCATAGCGAAGGTCCGCATAGCGAAGGTCCGCATAGCGAAGGTCCGCATAACTAAGGTCCGCATAGCGAAGGTCCGCTTTAGATTTTATCGCCGCTTCGACTGCTAATCGCCAAGAATCAGTTTCTATAGAGAAAATTAACGCACCAGAGAATCTATTTTTGATTTCAAATTTCACCCTTCCCCCTCAATCTTTCCGAGCGCGGCGCGGGCCGCTAGATAGCAGCGATGTCGGTATCCATCATATTCAAAATAGTTCTCTTCCATATAATCACGTTGCGAATCATATTTGACATAAGCTTCCAACGCCTCTCTCAACCGCGCATTCTCAAGCTCAAGGGCGGTGAGGGCGCTGTATTCGATGACGTGGATTTCTTCTTTAGTGTCAGCGCTATGTAGGGGCTTGCTTGATACCCATGTAGAGTATGGCGTTTCGTCAATAATCCAAAACTCGCGAGGCTTTTCGTTAGTCATTTTAAAAAACATCCTCTCCATTTGTGCTGCGTATGCAAAATCATTTTCTCATCAATACAATTTAAAATTTCTTTTTGGCATGACATCTTTTTCTCAAGTAGGTCTTTAGTTGTCCAACCGCCTCCATGTCCTGTGCCGTTAACAGAACACCATAAAGATATAGCCATTATTAACTCACTCACTCCTTCACCTCTTCCCATTTTGCAGGTTTAACTTTCACAAAACATTTTGAACAGTAATAGCGGGCATCTCCATTTGAAACCAACGTAATACTGCTGCTCTTAACTTCATGCTCGCACTCCGCTTTCTTCTCGATAGGCTCAATGCAAACGAGAAGAGCGGTGTGGTTGTCTTTATACTTAGCTGTAGTGCATTTGTGCATACGCCAAGATGAATAGTCCATGTCTCCTGGATTAGCATTTGCGGCAGCGCTTGGGGCGCCATCTCCATAAACCCGCACCCCGCGCTCGGTGAGTATGGTGTTTGCAGCGTCAGCCAAAGATTGTCTGCCAAGACCGCCAAAATCAAAGTCTTCAAAATCCGCTGGCGTGAATAGGTTAGTCATTTTCCTCCTCCTCTTCATCGCTAACGCCCATGACTACACGCGTGCCATCTGGCTTTACAATCACAGTTGGCTTTGGATAGCTATGGCTAACGTCTACTTTATCTTTCAGAGCGCCAACGCTTTTCGTAATGCGCACAGCGATCTCTGCTGCTAGCTTTTCGTCAACGCTATCAAGTGCGCGCTCTATAACTTTGAGCGCTTTATCTACCATCGCGTGAATCTGGCTCTCGCCGCGCTTAACGATAGCTTTCATCTCATCGCTATTTAGTATGCGTGTAACGTGCTGACGTGAGAGCCCGTACTTTTCAACTATATCAGCGTTAGTGGCACCGTTAGCAGCGTCTATAAGTATTTTCTGATTACGCGCTGCTTTTGTATTTGCTCTCTTGCGCTTTGTCTTTGACGCGTCCTGACTCATGCTGCCACTACTCACAAAACGTGTAGAGCACGCCTGCTTGCGGATTGCATACGAGCGCTTCGCGATTGTTGTTATTAGTTACCGCTAGGCATAAGCGTCCTGGCGCTGGGCATACGCTTGGCAGCTGTACGCAATTGCCTTTTATGCTGACGATGTTAGTAGCGATGCCGCCTGTGCATTGCGCGAGCGTTAGGTGCGCTGGCGTGTACGTGTCAGCGAAGTTAGCGTGTGCAAGTGTACTATTAAATAGTACGCTATAGAGTAACAGTTTCGTTAGTGTCATAAGTTTCCTCCTCGTTTAAGTTTTCGTTTTGCTCTGGGTGTCGCCAGCTATCGCATTCGCAGCGTGGGCATGGCGTGTGTGTGAGTTCCCAATTGCGTTGGCTTAAGCATGCGGTTAGCGCGATAGCGATTAGTATTATCGTTAGTACTTTATTCACTGCGCACCTGCTGTTAGATCCGCGCGCACGATACCAAAGCCAAAGCGTGTGCGGTCGCTTTGAGTGTCAGCTATTACTTTAGTGCTATTAGCGATAGCGAGCGCGATGACTCCGCTAGCGATAGGTGCCGCGAATGAAGTACCGCTCATCACTTCGGCGTAGGCATTTTTATTCTGGCACATTACGCAACCGATGGGCACTAAGCCTAAGACGTTTTCGCCAGGCGCGCTCAAATCTATCTTTGGCGAGCCGTAGTTAGAAAAGCGCGCGAGTGTATCGCTGCGAGTGGTAGCGCTAACAGCGGCTACAGTTGGGAGTGCGGCTGGATGGCTAACGCTAGCTTGGCCATCATTGCCAGCAGCAGCTACCACGTAGATGCCAGCAGCACGCGCCTGCTCTATTGCGTAGGCTAAAATTTGCGAATACTCGCGTGAGCCCAAACTTAAGTTAATTACTTTAGCGTTTATGCGAATAGCCCAGTACACGCCGTTAGCGATAGCAGTGATATCGCCGCTACCGTTGTCAGTTAGCACCTTGCCGTAAGCGATTTGCGCGTGTGATGTGGCGTAAACGAAAGAGCCTACAGCGGTCGAATGACCGAACACATCGCGCGAATCGCCGCCAACAAAGCTTGCGCAAGAATGCGGCTTTGGCATTTGCGGATTGTTTACGCAACCAGTGTCTAGCACAACCACTAGGACGTTGGTCGCGTACTTGCTAACCTTTTGAGCGCCAACACGTGTTGCCCACCAATCTTGCAATTGATTAACGGGCTCGCCTGGCGGTGGAGTTGGTGCGGGGGTAGGCGTGGGTGCAGGTGTCGGCGTAGCGCTTGGCTGACAGCCCATTAGTGCTTTATACGCGATGTTTTTTTCTATGATCACGTCATCACTTGCACTAAACGCGTTTATTTTTGCTTTTAAAAAATTTGTTTTAATTTTAATCACGTTGGCTTCCGGCATTTCGTCCAGCACATTGCCGTAATCTTTGGCAAACGTGCGTAGCTCAATGCCTGCTATTCTTTTATGCATAAGAACGTAGTCGGCGTTGTCGAAGTACGTGGTAAAAAGCATGAGCCCAAACGCAAAAGCTGAAAATAAGCTCCCTAAAAAACCAAGCCATAAAATTACTTTGCGCATTCCCGTTTTATTCATTTGCGCACCCCTTCATGCTTTAGCGCAAGCTGAAATAAAAACCTGCTCTCGCGTATTGGATTTTTCGCAAACGCTTTAGCAAAGTTCACGAGCACTGTCTGTGCATCTCCGCGCTTTACTTGGCTCTTGCCAGATTCACACTTGCATATCTCCCGCACGCGTTTGTTAAATCGCTTTTGCCAATTGCTCATGCTGCACGCCCTTTCACTAGCTCGATTATCTCTAGCCCCTTAAGCCGCGATTCGTAAATCTCGCGATTACGCTTTTGATAATCCGCTTTGTACTTCGTGTAGCTTGAGTAATCTAGCGCGTGTCGATCAAAGCGTGTGCCTAAGCGATCATGCCACGCCGCCGAGTAGCGCTGCGGGCTCGTGGGCAAGCAGCGAAATGTTTCTCTGCACCCGCACATGCAAGCGCGAGTGATTAGCGTTAAGTGTGAAATGTCTGTCATGCTGATACCTCCATGGTTGAGCGTTTGACGATGTAACCTACAAGCTGACGTGAGTAGCCCAGCCGTTTTGCTATTGCGTATTTCTTAACGCCGCTTGCGTAAAGCGCCATGACCTTACGCCAGTCGCGCGCCCTCGTGCGCCCGCGCTTTTTCATGGCGTCACCTCTTGCACCTTCACTCTGATAAAGCCCGCGCCTGGCTTTGCTTTTTGCCAGGTATACTTTGCGCCTGGCATATTGCTCGGGCGATCATTTTCAAGCACTCCCCACTCCACGAGAGCGTCAGTGCAATGCTTAAACGAGCTCACGCAATTGTCGTAGTCCGGCTCAACGCTTGAGGCGCGAAGGAACTCGCACTGCGCTACTTTCAGCGGAAGCTTTGGCACGTTTGCGCCAAGCGCTTGCGCTACAAGCTTGCGCCACTTTCTGCTTTCGCGATAAAGCACGCTCCAATGCCCGCGCGTATTGCTGATTATCTTTGGCAAGTCAGCGATGGTGAATTCTAGCGTGTAGCTCATGCTAGTACCCCTGGCGGCATAGGCGGCAAGAACTTGGCATCAATCTCACGTAAGCTTGGATTGTGCGTCCAGAATTGCTGAGCAATGTTTACGCGCTCCATAAAGCCATCGCGCAAGTTTTCAAAGCTGCGCTCTGACGTGGGCTTGAAGTCGCTAAGCTTCCACGGCAACACTTTTGCGTTTGGTACTTGTGCAAGCGTCGGCAAGTTAGTTGGCCATTGGCGTCCCATCTCGCAAGTACATGCGACAAAAGTTTTGCTTACGCCAACCTGCACATAAATAAATCCGCACGATAAACACTCGCGGCAATTCTCAAATTCAAAGCGCGTTTCTTGTTGCTGCTTGCGATTGCTAGTAATGCGGTTTTTGAGCATCATCCAGCGCGCGATCTTTGGGAAATGCTCGCACTCCTCGATGGCCCACTCACACATGGCGTGAAACTCTCGAGAGTTAACTCCCTCCATTTTCCGATATAAAACCTTTAAAAACTCATCGTTTGGTGTTTTGTCGAAAGCTTTAGCGACTTTTAAAACTTCGCTAGTAAACTCATGCAGATTCATCTGGCCCCCCGGTCATCATTCTCGCCAAGTCCTCGGCAGTAAGGTCGGCGACGTTGTTGGATTTTCCTTTTGTGTTTTTGGCTTGCCAGGTCCAGGCCCGTTCAAACCACATGCTCAAGGCTCTTTGCCAACCCTTAACCGACTTCGGGCACTTGGTCGGGTTATCGGTCACGTAATACCCGTGAGCTTTTATAAGCTCCCTTTTTAAAAACAATTCGTCCGGGTAAAGGGCAACCCACCTGGCCCTAGTTTCTTGTGGTATACAATTAAGCAAATCATCTGGACTGTTTTCCGGCGGCGCGAGTTTCGCGACGGCGGATAATTGTTTGTTTGTATTGTTTGTATTGTATTGTTTGTTTTGTATTGTAGGACACCGCTCGGTAACCGACTGGTAACCATCTGGTAACCGCTCGGTAACCACCACGACACCACACTTACTTAACTCCTCTAAAGCCTTATCCATTTTCGATTTTGTTAAAGAGAAGCTTTTTTCAAAATATGACGGTTTGTATTCAAAAGTAGCAGAGCCCATTCTTGAGGCATGAGCTAATAGGCAAACCCAAAGCCATTTCTGTTCCATGTTAAGATCGCACAAATCAGGGCTTGAAAAAAAGTCGTTATTTAAACGAAACCAGTAATGTCTTTGGCGATCTTTTCGCGGATTGAACTCGTCCCATTTGTTAATAGTAATTGTTGTCATGCTTAAGTCCCGGTGTTATATAAATTGCTATGAAGTTAGGCGCAGTTATGTTTAAATTGGTATTAGATGCGGGATTTAAAAAGAGCAGTTTGCTAAAAGCTCTCCCCCAATTTTCCCCCACTAGCCCTAGTGAAAAGCTAGCTAATGTAACCATAAGTGAGAAAATGCGGGCATCAAAATCTTGTCTTATTATCTTTATTAACTTATTGAAACTAAATAGTATTTCTACAATGTCGGGGAGTAGCGCAGTCTGGTAGCGCATCTGCTTTGGGAGCAGATTTTTTATGTTAAAAGCTAGCACGTTAGCCATTTTCCCCCAACGATTCCCCCAGTGTCAGCCACGCATCTGGCGTCCTCTACAGAGAAATGTAAGTAAGTTTTTTGCGCTTCTTCTAAAGACAGCCCTGCATAAAAACATATCAGCGCAGGGTTAGTAGTTGTCTTAAAAGCATGAGTTAAAAACGTGTGGCGTAAATCATGAAAGCGGCCCTTAATGTTGAGCGACTTCTTTAGCGCTTGCCAGTTTTTATTGATTTGGTCTTTAGACGCGCGATTAGCGTCAACACGCGACGGAAACACGTAAGGGCTTGTCGAGCTATCCATTTGCTCTAATAAAGCAAGCACGGGCTCGCTAATCGCAAACGAGCGCGCTTTACGAATCTTTGTATCCTCAGCGCGCAAATGTATAACTCTTTTCTTTAAGTCTACACGCTCCCACGCTAGCCCAAGTATTTCGCTTTTGCGCATACCCATCGTAGACGCCATTAAAATTTGCAGCTTTAAATTGCCGCTAGCATTCGCAAGCAAGCGCTGCATCTCATCGTCAGAGTAAACCTTGCCAGCCTTACGCTCTGGATCTGGATTGATAAGCTCTGGCGTTTTTTCAAGTAAGCCTTCACGTTTAAGCGAGTGCAAAAACATCATAAGCCATTTTCTATCATTAAAGAATTTGCGCGAGCGTTTCGTCATTGCGCGCTTTTCTGGGATGTAAACGCCCTCCCACCACTTCGGCGTTATTTCCTCTGGGAGCATTTCTTTTATGAATGGCTTTAAATGTTGCCAGCTAAGCTTAATGCTTTGAACTGTTTTGAAAGCTAAAATTTCTTTTTGTTTTATAAACTCTGGGAAAAGATCGCCACACAGGCGCCGTGAGAAAAAAGCTTTAGTGCTGCCGAGTAGCTCCAAACGAAACCTATCGGCAATTTTTCTAGCGTCGTTTAGGTTAGTGGTACCAGTTGAGCGCTCAATACGACCTTTGCCAGATTTGTACTGGCGGTAGTAAATTATATTTGTCTTTGGATGACGGTAAAGGTTTTCATTCCCTTTGCCGTCCACCGAAATCAATTTCATTGCTTACATCGTTTAACGTATGCGTCAAGGTCCGTAACCTTGATGAGGATTTTCAGCGCTGGTTTATATGTTGGTAAAAGTCCTAATTTAATTTTTTGTCTAAGCGTAGACGTGCCCATTTTTAAAAGCTGGGCCGCTTCCGCTATCGTTAAGTATTGATCCAGTTTTTTCTCACCCATTTTTACTCCCCGTCCCCTACCATCTTGCTTACGTCCACGAGTGTGCCGCCGTACCAAATAAGCGCTGGGCAGCACGGCTCCTCTAGCGCTGTGGGCTGGCCGCATTTAGTACACATGCCCACGCTGTTAATCTTTTCCCACATGGCGCGCTTGATATGCTCGTGTTGCACGATTTCGTTTGCGCTGTTTATAGCGAGAAACTCGTGTAGCGCGCTCATTTACACGACTCCTTGAACGCGCCCTCTGGATCGCGCCCGCAGTAGGTGTACGCTGGCTCGCCGTCGTATTTAATAATCCAGTCGAAATCTAAACAGCGATACGTTGGCACGCATGCACTTGTTGGCGAGCCTTGCGTGTTAGTGCCAGTATCAGCCACGCAAGAAAAGTATGCTGGCTTTATACGCTCACATTGATAGCCAGCTTTAGCGCCAGAGTCGCCCGCAAACATGTGCATGAGCTTTGAGCCCTCGCCGCACGCGGAAAGCAAAAGAGCTAAAATTAAAAGCGGCGCTAGATATTTCATTTAATAACTTCCCGGCGGTTGATTTACGACCGCGCAATTGTACTCGCAAATTACATCTTGCGGCCAAGTAATAACGCCAGTATGGCGATAGTTATTAAATGTTGTAATGTCGATCGACGTAACTGCGCCGTCGGGCGTAGCTGTCGCTGGATAACCCGCGACATCTGCGGTCGCTTGGCACTTAACGTCAGCTAATTTAAATAATTGCTGCGTTGCCATTTTACCGTCCTCGATAGTGATCGCGCCGTCGGCGTTAACGTCACCGCGCAAATACGCCGGATAATAAACGATATCGTTTTGGCGATATTTGCCCTCAAGGCCAGAGCCTTGACCGCGTGAAAGTGGCACTTGATAAACCACCTCGCAAGTTAAGCCTGACGGGCTAGCGCTTGCGGCAACGGTTTTGCTCAGAGAGCCTTGGCCAGTTTGGTATTGCTCACCGCTATCTTGCGTGCAAGCGATCATTGTAAAAACAGAAACAAGTAAAAGCGACTTCATACGTACTCCTTTTTTAAGTGTTGAATCGCGGTCCGATTAACATTCGGCCTATTCCCAAAATTTTATGCTATCATTTCCTCGTATTGCTTTAGCGTTACCTCAAGCGTTGGCCCTTCCACACATAAGCATTCGTCGCAAACGGTTAAGCCCTCATCGCCAACCCAGCGCTCGCGCACCTCGTGGTAACACCAGCCGCACACGCGCACAGTCTCTTGCTCTTGCTCACTCACGCGCCCTCCTTAGCTTCATCCATACCGCGATTTTCACGCTCACTCTCACGGCGCCTATGCTCAGTTTCGGCGTACCACTCGCGAATCCAAGTGTAAAACTTTGGCGCGTACTTTTCGTCTTTGTAGAAAACGGTAACGTCGCAATACTCAAAATCACAGCCGGGCAAATAGTTTTCTACTTTCACGACGTCAATATGACTTTCGTCAACTCTAGCCGTAACCCACAGCCCACCTAACAGCGGTAGGTACTGGCGATTTAGTTCAATTAGCTCTCCGCGTTTCATAAGCGCTCCTTAAAATGGCAATTCGTCGCCGTCAGAGTCGGCGTCTTGGTTATCGTTTTGCAAATCACTTTGAGCGGGGCTTCCGTTCCCCAGATCTTGCAACGGGACTTCTTTCATCCTCGCTAGCTGTTCTTTGGAAGGTTGCTTAGCGCTTATGTCTACAGAGTAGCGGGTATTCATTCCCGCGCCCTTCTTTCCAATTTTAACAACAACTTTTTCAAGATCATGCTCATTGTGAAGCTCTTCTAGTCTGTCGTAAATCATGCTACCGCCCTCTAAAATTCTAGAGACGAAAGCGCCATTTTCACCAATTACAGCGTTTACTCTAAATTGAAACTTAGCGCCAAGTGTGCCCGGCGGCACGATGTGAGGCTTGCCCTCTTCATCAAATTTTTTTCTAAATTCGTAAATGTCGCCAACAAGCAAGGCGTAGACCGGTTTATTTGGCTCCAGCCTTAAAAAGCTTTCGCTATTGACAGAGTTAAATTTTTCTCTGGTTTTAAATTTCATTTTGACTCCAATTTTTTTAGATCGGCTTCTATCTTTCCAATTTCTTCTGTATATTTTTTGATAAAGGCATCAGTAGAAATCGTGTCAAATTCTCTCTCGTAAAACTCCAGAAAGTCTCGAAGCTCTCCCACCGTTTTTACGCCAGCCTTCAGCGCGGCGATTGTTGTTTTTCCCGCCTCTGTGGCTGGATCAAGTTCAATGGTTCTCTCGTTACCTATGATAAGTTTTATTTTTTTCTTCATACTTTCTCCTCGAAATAAAATTTTGGCTTACCGCCCTTAAACTCAACGTCAAATTTTCCCCAACACTCTTTAGTAAAGGCACAGTAAGAGCATTGCCACTGACACGTAGTGCGCCCGGTTGGCTTACCTCTAAAAGTTTCTGGCTTTAGAGCATACGGGCGCTCGGGAATATCATTCCCGGCGGCTGCTTTATATTCAGCGATCATGCGCGCAGTTATCTCTGGATCTTTATGAAAAAGCCCGTCCCACAAGTGGCCAGTATTCTTTTTCAAATAAAAGTAGCGTACGCTCTCAACATTTTTCTCTTTGCACGCGTCACACTCAAACAGCGCGTGCGACTGCTTTATGTAGTCGCCAGGGCCGTTTTCTTTAAACTCTTCAAAGCCAAAGTCAGCAGCGCTTTTAAACTCGATTAGCTCCCACTTGCCGTCAGAGTTACGCTTACCAAGCCCGTCAAAGTGGCCAGTGATAGTTAGATTGCCAATGCGAAAACTTGTAGTGATCTGTTTATATTTAGTTAGCGATTTGCCCTGATATTCAATAGTACCGTCCTCAGCGCCAAAGATAACCTCAGAGTAGAGCTTGCCGGGGCCAACGCATGCTTTAGTCACAAAGTAGACAAGCGTTCGCTCGGTTAAATCGCCGAGCAAAAAGTTAACAATCGCTCGCGGCGCGAGCGGCTCGCCCGCGTAACCGTTTAGCGAATACCAGCGGGCACGCACACAGCGTGGCGCGCTTGAGCAGCGGTTAACGTCGCCGCCCTTGCGGTCGTTTAAGTGCTCGTTAATATAGTTGTAGATTTGTAGCGTAGCTGTCGGCACGCTTAAGTCAGTCTCGGTGCCAGCGCAGAAGGGGTTTTTAACGGTTTCAGTTGTCGGTTGCATCGGCTCTCCTGGTAATAATTACATAAATTCGTCACGCACTAACGCACTTGTGCCAGCCCATGATAAATAGCTTCTGTTTAGGCCGCGCTGCTATCGGCCATTAAATCCTCGAGGCGCGTCTCTAAAGCTGCTGCTAACAGCTTTAGAACGGCGTAGCTTGGATTGCTTTTACCGTTTAGAACTTTTGAAACATGCTCCGGGCCTACGCCCAACTGAGCCGCTAGCCACGCTTGCGTGCGCCCGCTTTTTTTCCAAACTTCATACGCCTTCTTCGCATCGAATGTCTCACTTTGGTACTTCATCGTGGGACAATACTGACATAACGCCAGCCTAAAGTCAAGAAAACGAGACATTGTGTCAGTTTTTATTGATGAAAAGTCTGGCATAACGTAGGGCCAATGAAGGATATTGCTGACATATTTTCATCTAATTTAAAGAGGTTAAGGGGCGCTAAAGACCTTACCCAAGACGCCCTAGCCGAGCGCGCAAAAATTTCATTATCCACCGTTCAAGGCTATGAAAGCGGACGAAGATGGCCCGAGAAAGTTTTTTTAGACGCCATTATAAAAGCCCTAGAGTGTCACCCTAGCGAATTGTTTTTAGATCCTGAATTATTACAGCGCCAAGAAAAGGCCATTAGAGATTTGACTCAAAAGCTTTTGGGCGGCGGCTTAAAAAAAAACATGATTAGGGGCAAAATGCCTCGTCGAGCTTAAGTAATTCGCGCCTACAGCCGATAAGAATTACATGAAAAAGCTAATCGTATTTTCTATATTCTTAACTGGCTGCTCATCGCTTGAGACTATGACCGTAGGCCAAATTGGCTGCCCGTCAAGCGAGCTTAAAATTATAGATAAAGAATGGCACGTTGGCGGCGACTGGACGTGGACCGCTGAGTGCAGAGGCAAGCGCTTTGTGTGCGCTAACAACCAAGCTGGCTACTCTACGCAAACCGCTTGCAAAGAGGAGCTTAGCGCTCGCCAATAATCTCTTGCTCGCGCGCCCACGCTTTGCGGTCATCGTTAACCTTTGGCGCTCTACGCTCAGGCTTGCCCTTAAGCTTCGCTAGCGGCCTTATGGCAAACGCTTTAATGTCAGCCGTAGCTTGCGGGTTAGCTTTAAGCAAATAGCCCACGCCAACGCCTACAGCAAATGCTAGCCAGTCCATACGACCTCCTCACGTTTAACGCTGTATAAGTGCGCATCTATGTAGCGCCCCTCTTTAAAATAAAACTCTCGGCGCGTGCCCTCTTTGCGAAAGCCAAGCGCTTCAAACATTTTAGCGGCTGGATTGCCGTCAAACGTCTCGCCCCAGATTAAGTGCAAGTTTAAGCTTTCAAAGCCGTGCTTAAGCAGTGTTTTAAGCGCAGCCCTAGCGTAACCTTTGCGTTGGTCCTCGGGCGCGATATAAAGCGAAAATTCAGCGCGCCGATTTATCCAGTCAATACTAGTTAGCCCGCAAGCGCCGACGCTGGCGTTTTCGACAATAATAGAAAACATCTTAACGTCAGGACGCCCGGCCTCTAATGACTTGAGCCAAGCCGCATGCTCAAACTTCTCTAAAGGGCCGACTTGGCGGCACCACTTATAGATTTTCGGATCGTTTCGCCATAGGCGCAAAAGCTCCGCTATTGTGTCAGAGATTGGCCCAAGCGCTACGCCAAAGCCAAAATCAATCAAGTGTCGCTACTTTCTTCATGGCTTGCACTAGCTCTAAAATATCCGTGCGCTCGCCATCGGCAATACCGAACTGCGCCTTCATTTCAGCTTTATACGTTTCAACTTCCTTGTTTAGCGTTTCAGCTTTGGCTTGCCATTTCTTGCAAATCTCAGTTGTCGCTACCCACGTATCAAGCTGGCGCTTTTCAGCGTTAACTTCCGCTTGTAGCTTTTCAATGTTAGCGCGCTTTGCTTTAAACGCTTCGATTTTGTCGGCTAGCTTTTCTTGTCCTAAAATGTGCACCATTATTACTCCCGTTGTTTTTGCGCATATGGAACTTTTGGCATTTCGCCCTCAAGTTCAATTGCGCCTGTTTTTATTCTAGTTAAAATATCTTTGCTCGCACTGATAACGTCATCTATTAGCGGTATGTGATGAAAGTTGAAAAACCAGCTTGGGCCAAACAGCATTCCCGCTTTGCACGCCTCTTGCCAGAAAAGCGCCTTCACTAAAGTATCGCCCTTAAACACGCCGCGAGTGGGATAGCCTTCAATTTTTAGCTCTGGATGTAGCTTATTAAATTTAGCTTGAAACTGCTCGCCCGCAATCCATAGCTCCTCTATGCGGCGCTTGCCTTTGAGTAGCTCTATCACTTTTAAGCCAGCAGCTAGCGACGCGCGCTCACCCGCGAAAGTAGAGCTAACGAAATACTCCACGTCATTCATGATCGCTTTTTTACCGCCGACTACTGCTAACGGCATACCGCCGCCAATAGCTTTCCCGAGCACAATTAAATCTGGCTCAATGCCAAAGTAATTGCTCACGCTAAACTTTGGAAAGCGGAAGCCCGTGATAACTTCATCAAAAATTAACAGTGCGCCAGCTTTAGTGCATTGCTCGCGGTACCATTGCAGCTCAGCTTTACGCTTATCGCTTGCATCAGTAATAACAGGCTCTACAATTACAGCGGCGACTCTATCGTCAATCGGGCAATGCTTTAGCTCGCCCATCCAGTGGCGCTTTGGTACGCCTAAAGCTGGCGGCGTAAGCGATACGAAATCGTCAGAGTACCCGTGGTATCCTTCGCTTAGCACAAGCTCACGGCTCGTGAACGCTCGCGCAATCTTGATAGCGCTCATGCCCGCCTCGGTACCTGTTTTCAGAAGTTTAATGTGATCAACCCACGGGAAAATAGTTTTTAGCTTCTCAGCGTACTCAACCTCAAGCGGTGAGCCTAACGATAGCGTTAGCCCATCGCGAGCAGCGGTGTAAATAGCGTTAGCAATTTCAACGTCGCCGTAGCCCAAGAGATTAGAGCCAAGCCCGCAGATAAAGTCTACGTACTTATTGCGCTTAGTATCCCACACGTGCGCACCGTAGCCCCTGGCTAAATGCACGGGGTAAACATTCTCGACGAAAACGCTCGGGCGCTTAGAATTAGTTAAAGCGCCTTGCGCTATGCATTTGCGTGAGCGGTCGAGTAAATCATAATCAATAGCGGTGGACGCTTGATTTGCCAAATAGCACGCTCGCTTTCTGTACGGCCTCGTCAACGCAAGACTTTAGGTCGCTGATAGTTTCTAAATCGTCTTTAGTATCAATACTTAATTTTTTGCCAGTGTAGGGCACTTTCGGAATGACAACGCCGTATTTATACCCCTCTGGATATGTGCGCATGATCGTGGTTACATGCTCGCGGTCTGATTTTTCAGTAGCATTTTCATGCGCCCAAGAGAGCATTTTACGTGAGAAAAACTCACACTCAAAACCGTCAGGCACTAACCGAAATAGCTTATCGCCCTTCTCGAAAAAGTTAGCGACGTAGTCGTAATTATTCATAGAGCCAACTTTAATGATATTTGTAATAACGTGGCTTGGGATTAGCGGGCAGTCAGCGGTAATTCTAACGATATAGTCTGGCTTTAAGCTATCGGACATTTTTTTATATCTAGATAAAACGTCAAACTCTGAGCCTTCAATAATAAAGTTATCGGGAAACGCTTCTACGATTTCGTCACCTGTTGGCACGAGCAGGCAAAACTCCGAAAACACGCGCCCGTTAAAGCCAGTGTTTACATAGTTAACGCTCTCAGAAGCGGCGTCTAGCACTAGGTCTAAAACCCTTTTCTTGCCGACAATAGCGTGAACTTTTCGCGGTAGCCTTTGGCTAGTAGAACGCGCTTGTATACCGATCACTACCCGCTTCGGCGGCCCTTGATGTCTCATCAATCATGTCCCTTACTTTATCGTGAATAGAAGTTAAAAAGCCCAAGTCACCCTTTGGATTTCTAAACCAGCGCCGAAGCATCATGCTGTACGCGTAATCCATTTTCTTGATGTCTAAGTCAGCGCCATTTAGCCGACACTTCCAATATGGCGAATCCTCGGAAAGCATTACGCGCCCACGCGCTAAGCCCACTATTTGTAAGCAGTCCCAGTGCAAGCCGTCTCTACCGTGATTGTAGTAGTCGTAGAAACTATCGCCCTCGCCGCCAAGATCTAGGTCTTTATACTGCATGACCATTTGCAAGTTTTTGTCTTTATAAAGTTGACATATTTTTGCTAGCTCAAAAGCGCCCTTCGTTAGCGGCTTTTCGCAAAGAATGTTGATATCATTTTTGATATCACTGAGCTTAACTAAAATATCAAAGTGCGTATCTGTAGGTGTAGCCACAATCACGCCAGCGTAATCTTTTGCAATAGCTGCGATGTTGTTAACTGGCGTATCAACGTCAATGCCGTCAGCTTTCATCGTGAAGTGGCGTAATAGCGCAGTATAGCGCCTACCCATAGAGCCCTTATTGCCAATGATTAGAAACTTACTCATAAGAGTGCCTCCACGCTTGGGCGTATTAATTCAATAAGCTCTTTTTTCGTAAATTGCGTTGCTTTGTCGGATCTAATCTCTGTGCCCTCGTGTGGGCTAACTAGCTGCTCAAACATTTTTTCGCCGGGACGAATGCCCATGTTGACCATGCCGTAGGTTTTAATGCGCATTACCTTTGCCACAGCGTCAGCTAATTGCTCAATGCTGCAAGCTCTCATCTCAGGAATATACTTTCCGCCCTTAGAGTTAAGCCCGTTTTCAATAACGAAAGCAGCTGCGTCCTCTAGGCGTATGAAAAAGCGATTCATGTTAGTGTCAGTGATATAGACTTTGCGCTCTTTTTTTAGCGTCTTAACAAACGATGGGATAACGCTCCCGTTGGAAGCAATGACGTTTCCATATCTCGCAACAAGATTGTTTGGGTTACGCATAACTAAGCGCTCGCCAATTAGCTTTGTACAGCCGTAGACGTTAATCGGATCACACGCTTTATCAGTTGACGTGAATACTACGCGCTTAATCTTATTCATGCGCTGACAAAATAAAACGTTATTAGTGCCAGCGACATTAGTAGCTATGCACTCCTCTGGCTGGATCTCAGCGCTATCAACGTGCTTGAAAGCTGCAAAGTGAAAGATAATGTCAGCGCCACGAGTAGCCTCTAGCAAGCGGTCACGGTCGCGGATATCGCCTAAGTAAAGCGCCACATCTTTTTTGTAAGGGAATGCTTTTTGTTTATGGTCGCAGCGTGAGTAGCCAGTGATTTGATGCACGCCTTGCTCTAGCAGTTGGCGCGTGACTTCCGTTCCAAGCGAGCCAGTAATACCGCTGATAAAGACCTTCAATTTAGCTCCCGTGGTGAGCGCAAGAAAATGCTTTCAGGATCTAAGCGCCGAATCTCAACTAAAGCACCGCCGCGCATGAGGTCTACCATCAAGGCTTTAGCGTCATACGTTTCAGTTTTTTTAAGTTTTTGGTATTTTAGCTTATAGATTAGGTAAGCGTTTAATAGGATAGAGGCTGTAAGTAAAATAAATAAGTTTTTTTCCATAAATATACTTTTAAGGTTTCAAAGAAAATTTAAGATTTCAAGGAAATGTGTGCCAAGCGCCAGGGCAAAAAGTTTGTCAACCGATTTCTTTTAGCGCTTTCCCCAAAGGGTATTCTGATATTGATGGGCGGCGGCTTTTCCTTTTGCTTTCAGGCGGGCGTAAATAGATTTTGCATTTGTTTTGAAAGCGTAGCGACGGCAAAAACGCGATGACACTTATATCGAGAGCTATGCAGGCGATAAGATCAAAGTCAGCTTTCTTGTATCTATTGCCTTTAACGGCCCAAAACATATAGCCGCCGCCGCGAATGACAGAAGTAGATTTAACCTGTACGCGATAAATTTTTCCATCTCTTTCAGCAAGTAAATCATAGCGACACTGGCCTGGCGCAAAGCTAATTGCAAAACCATGCTCACACAAATGCGCAGCTACTAAATACTCAGCCTGACGCCCTCGCCCGATGTTGCTAATAAGACCTCCCTACTGTTTGTCTAGTAGCGGATTCTCATACTCTTTTCTGATCATAAATTTATAGCTAGCAGTTACTATCGCCTTAGCGTACTCCCAAGATTTAGCTTGCCCAAGCATCGCATCGTCAGCGTTATCGCCAAAGAATGGCTCTAAGATACAGCCAGGCGCTTTCATGAGCTTTAGATTTAGATAACCACGCTCCTCTGGCTTAGCTATTTTTCTTAAGCCGCGATCAAGCTTGCCTTTGCGACCGAGCACGTAGCAAATCTCCTCATGCACTTCGCGCGCAAACTCTATACCGTCAGCGGGATCATCATCCCAGAGCGTTTCAGTCCCACGGCACTTACCATCAAGCGCATTAAAGTGAAGCTCTACGCAAACGGCATTTTCGCCATTGCACCACTCGTTAACGTCGGCGTAGGTTTTTTCCAGATTACGATTATTGCGCAGAAACACTCTAGCGTTTAATCCAGCTTCACGGGCATAGCGGTAAACGACATTAGATAAATCCAAATTCCAATTATACTCGCGCAAGCTAAGAGGATAGATACCCAATGCGCCAGGTTTATCAAATGAGTGACCAACAACAATCGCCAAGCGCATCTCAATCATTTACACCTATATTTTATGTAGTTTTCTAAGTCGTGTAGGTAGTCGATTAAAGTGTTGCCGTTAAAAACATCTAAGCAAATGCCCCTATCAATTGTTGCTAGCGGCTCCCACTGACACTGCATTGCTTTTGTTGCTACAATGCTTTGAAACTTTTGCGTGGTAAGCCCTTGCGCCGTCGTGATGCCCTTCCATGTGGCGTTAGTAGTCATACAGTTATAGATTTGATTATTTGGCACGTCAGGCACGCCAATTTTCATTAGCGGTTTAGCTGGGCCGCTCGCGCATGAGCATAAGAGTGTGCATAGCAATAGGCTATATATTTTCAATACGCTCTTTTGCGGCATCCTCTAGCTCCTTGCCAGGTTTAGCATCTTTAACTTTTTCGCCAGTTTCTTTTGTTTTCTTACGCCCGCGCCAGTTAAACCATTTCTCAGGGATAAAACCCGCAAGAAATGCGGCCCCTTTAGCAAGGAGCCATTGAATAATGTTTGCGACTACAGCGGCAAGAAAACTCAGAAAGCCGCCAATAGCTCGCGTGCTTTAGCGATAATCGGAAGCCCAATCGCATCGTCAATTTTGTTTTCAGATTTTAAAATATATTGCTCCAATGGGCCGATGATTTTATTTTCAATTTCGACTTTAATTAGCGGTTTTAGCGCAGCAAGTAGCGGAGCTAAAAGCGGTAGCAGTAGCGACTTAATCTTTTCCATGGTTATCCCCTCTGAAAATAAATAACCGCTAAGTTAATAGCGGATGTTAAAATAAATGAAAAAAAAAGTGAGCCGCCGATGATTTGCCATTTAAATTTTAAAAGCTTTTTTACGTCCGATTTTATTTCTTGGATCTCATCATCCTGCTTGGACAGTATAGTTTTTAAAAAAGAGAAAGCTTGCTCATCCATGCGGCTCTCCATTTAATTAATAGTTAAACAGGTTCAGCGCTACCAAGTTTAATTGCTGACTTAACGGCGTCTTTACCGCCAACAACAATTTCAGCCTCAGCTAGTAAATCAATACCGCCGTCTTTGGCGATACAGCTTAGCTTTACAACGCCAGTTTTAGCTGGAATGTAGTGACCGCTAAACTCATCTTTCAGTTTGAGCTCTCCCATTGAAGGGTCATCAAGAGAAAAAACCGGGAGTACGTCAAGCTCGCGCGTGACGTTTCCGTCTTCGTCTAAAAACTCAACTTCAAAGGGAATCTTTTGACCAATTTTAATAGCCATTACTTACCTACCTTTTTTCCGTCTATTATTATTCGAGCCTCGACAGCGTTAGACGGTTGACCGCTGTGTTGGCCTTTATCCATGAGAATGAGTGCAAGCTTGTTGTATGCCGCGATTAACGTCGGCAAATCCGCGTTAGGCGGGAGTAGCTGCAATTCTTTTCTGGCGTTTTCTTTTTCTACGTGTTCGTCTTGTTTGCGTTTTTCTTCGCGCAAGATTTTTTCATACTCAGCAATTATTTCGTCTTCGCTCGGCTGAGGGCGCTGGTCTTTCCAAACAATTTCATGATTGTTGTAAGCTAAAATTTGCCCGTCAAAGCCAGGCACTAAGCGCGCTAAGCATTGCCCCAGTCTTACTTTTTGATCTTGTGTCAATGCCATTACGGACCTACCTTAGCAATGTGAAAAAAGTTAAAAACCGTCGAATTTGCATGATTGCCGCCTGTGTGTGGGCGCACAACATCGCCTGGCCGTAACCGCTTTACAAACCCGGTTGTGGCTGGCGCTGCGGCGGTACTACAAGTGCATATGCACAAGGCCTCTGGATGAGCAAGCGAGTTGATCGCTGTTGTTAGGTTGGTAGAATTAAGCGTAATGCCATGATATTGCAGGCCCGAGTCATGAGTATCACCATAGTAAGCCGCGTAAAGACCCTCTTCATTTATTGTAAATGAAGCGCCGTCAGTTCCTGAATCTGCATAAGTGATTGCGGTACCAGTGTTATTGTTAACGGTAGTAAAGCGACGTATTTTATTATTTGTTGAGCCGTGAGCGTTGCCGTTAGAAACGTAAACTTCTGACCTGATAACCACGTCCTCAAACGCTCCTACGGCAATCTCCGCAATCGCTGTAGCCCAAGTGCCCGCTGTAGCTTGCGTTGACTTAAGCCGACCAATTAGTCTGCACGCCACATTTGATCGCGCGGTCGTTGAGTAAAGTACCGTCCCGCTATCAGCTGCGCCAGCGCCGCCTTCAGCCGTGGTGCTAACAACTCCGCCCTCTTCAAAAAGCTTTTGCCCGCTCACAGCTAGCTCTACCGTACCAGCGTTATCTATTGCGTAAACGTAAACATACTGCACCACTGCGCTCTTATGCCCCAGTGTTGAGCCGCTTGATGCGACAACGCTCAGCGCTCCCGTTATAGTGCGCGTGACTGGCGTACCTGTGGTGAGCGTTGCGTTTCTAAATTTGATGTAAACTGGATTTGTTGAGCTTGCGTCGTTGCCGTCAGCGCCTTTTAGCGCAACTGTTAGAGCGCTTGAGCCAACGCTTGCGGCGAGCCCTAAATTTATAGTTTCGCCAGCGTCATCTGAAAACGCTAGAGAGCCAGAGCCCAAGTTTCTAACCACTTGCCCAGCAGAGCCAGCGCCCGTTGGTAGCGTTAACGTGTAGCTAGATCCCACTGCGCCCGCGATCACACGCGTAGTGCGTGCAGCGCTATCGTTAGAACCAAAGTAAATGCTGCGCAAGCCGATAGTGCTTGTGCCAACGTCATAGCTAAATGTAGTCTTAATCGGAATGCTAGAGGCAAGCGAACCGCTTACAGTGATATCATCTGGCGTGCCGTTACCAAGCGTAACGTGTCCCTGCATGCTAACTGCGCCAGCGCATGTTAGCGCGTTTATCGTTAGATCCTTAGTGCCATCGCTTAAGCCGTTTATGATGTCAGTAAAGTTTTGGTTTACTTGTGTGGCGTCAGCGGTCGTGCTGTTTGAAAAAGAGTACGTTACGCTCGGTGCTGCCATGCTACGCCTCCACTATTCTTTGCTTGCATATGTTTCGTCCTCTTGTTGTGAGCCAATTAAGCGCCGTGAAATTGCGTCAGCGTTTAGCGATTGTGCGGGCACGCCGACGGCTTTCGCGAAATCATCAACTAGCTCTTGCGCTACTTTTTGCGAGCTAATGCCAGCCTTGATTAGTTTTTGCACCGTTGGCGTACCTTGAGTTTTATGAACGGCGACAAGCACTTTTTTAGCCAGCGCTGGCCCGTATTTATCCATTATGTAGCCCGTTGACGCACCAATCATGCCGCCGACAGGTCCACCGCCCGCTGTACCCATGCCCATTAGCGCCCAGAAATTTACGTTTCTAGAGCCGTTCATGCGTGAGCCCGTAAAGCCCTTGTTTACGCGCAAGCGATTAATCTGGTCGGCAAAATCTTGATCGCCAAGCTTAGAGAGCGTTTCTACTTGTTTCTTAACCGCTGGATCATCCATATTGCGCATCACTGAATTAATTTTTTTGCTTGTGTTTAGGCGTGACCAACCAGACAAGTCAGCTTTAGTTCTTTGAGCTTTTTCAAGAGATTCTTTAGCTACATTTAAACTTCTATTTTCAATGGAGTTTTTGGTTAGGCGCTGGATTTCTCGCGGATCACTTGCGCGTTTTCCTTTCGCGGCTTGAGCAAGCGCGCTCTGTCTTTCTGCGTATTGTGGTAAGCCCTGCTTAACCGTATTCAAACGCTCTGGCGACTTAAGTAGGCGCTGAGTGCTAATGAAGTCCTGAATAGGTGAGTTAAAGTCCCTACCCGTGCGCGCGCCAAGCTCATTAAGTAGTTTTTGGTTTTCGACAGATTTAGGGCTAGCAATACTTGATAGTTTTGATAGAGCCTTATCTGGCGAGCCATACGCTTTCTGTGAAGTTTTAAGAAGTGTCGTGTCTTTAGCTAGCGGCTCCATTGCCTTGGCGTAATTTTCAGAAGCTCTTTTTAGAGGCGCATCTATCTCGCCCCTAAATTGTCTCAAGAGATTATCTTTTTGATTGCCGCGCCCAAAAATCTTTTCCCATTGGCGAACGTCAGAATCAATTGCCATTATTAACTCTTTGGCCTGTGGACCTGACAATTCAGCCTTAGGTCCTAAATAATTTCTATATGTCTCTAGTTTTGTTATCGCGGCGTTGGCGCTATCGCTTGGCGGTCCTGATTTTAGCTTATCAATAGTTTTACCGAGCCAAGTATAGGCGTCATAAGCTGGAACTTTTACTTTTTCGTTTTCTAAAATATCAAAAGCCTTGCCGCTTTGGGCGCTAACATCGTCGCCTAGAGTTTTAATTGCTCCAGATATTTCCGGCTGTAAACTTGTCGGCGCTGGCTTTGCTTTTAGCTCGTTAACAGTAGTCTTAAATGCGCTATCTAGATTCTGCTCGCTTTGTCGTAAAGCCTCGCGCGCTACTTTCGTAGCCTCGCCACGCGTTTGCTTTAAAGTGTTTTGCATTTCACGCAGAGCAAGCTTAGCGTCATCTACAGACATTACTCCGCGCTCAACATCGTCGTGCACTTTGTTGATAACTTTTTGCATGTTTTCTACAACTTGCTCGCGTGTCTGGGCATTTAGAAATTTATTTGGATCGGCGTAAAACTCTTTTACGATATTTTCGTCAACGCCAGTCAGCGCAGAAAAGCCTTTCGTTATTCCCTTACCAACTAAATTAGCTCCGCCTTTAATAGCTGCGCCCGCTGCTGGGAGTGCCGTGCCAACTAAGCCGCCAAATTTAGCCTGCTCTACGCGCCTGTTAAAATCAGCGCCTTCATCAGGCGTGTAAGCTGCGCCCATTACAGCGCCCTCAGTTCCAAGCTTAGCAACTTTTCCAAGAGTATTTAGCTGCGGCACCATTGGCCCCGCTTGAGAAAAGTTTTTTGTCATTCCTATATTTTGCATAGCCGGTGGCAAAAACTTAGAGCCAGCCATCGCTACGCCCTTGCTAATTGCCGCACCCGGCGCAAAGCCGCCAGCTATTTCACCCGTTAACGTGATCGCTGGATGTTGCTCGCGCAAACCAGCGCCGCGCTCGCGGTATTGTCTCACTAGCTCACTCATCGGCGAGTCGGTTAAGTTCATGCCAGCTAAATTTGCGCCTTTAGTGATTACTTTTTCAGTCGCGGCTTGCGCGTAAGGAAGTAAGCCAAACGTAGCGCCCTTACCAACGCCCTCAATGCCAGCTTCTAGCATGCGTGACTCTGGCGGCGGCGCGAGCTTTTCCGATAAATACTTGTCGGGATCAAACGCGGGAGCCGCGCTTTGAGCTTTTTCTTGTAAGTATTTATTCGGATCAAACGGCATTATCTAGCTCCGTTCATTTGTAAAATTTTAAGCGCACGCGGATCGTTAGGGTTTTGTTTTGCCCATTGCACCGCCTGAGTATCTTGAGGGTGAGCGCTTGCAGCTTGCGCTTCGGGAATAACCTTAACATTCGGAAAATTATTTTTTGGTAAGCCAGCTTGCGTCGGATTTGGCGCCACTTGAAACGGCTGGCCAGTTCTTAAATTAGCAATTTGCCCCTGAGCATCTCTTTGTACGGCATCAACTCGTTTAAGATTGTTTTTTACTTGATCGGTAAACATTCCCAAATCGCGGCCAATAAATGAGCCCGGCTCAGTGGCGTTAAAAAGTTTAAATTCAAGTAGTGCGCCAAGTCTTTTAACCTCTTCGGCACCCGTGGCGTCAGAGCCAAGCAGAGAGTTAATTGGTTTTAAAAGCTCTTTCCCAATAATTATTTTTTGCTCATCGGGTATGTTTGGATCACTAAGTTGGGCTACGCCAGCGTCTATGATAGATCGAACTTTTGACGTATCGGCCATATTGCCAGCGAGCTTTTCAATTTGCTTTTGATTTTCAGGCGGCAATAAATCCCATGCTTTTTTTGGATTATTCGGGTCATTTTCGCGACGCGCTTTTTCAGCGTTGGCGTAATTTAATGCCGCATCCGATTTAAGTTTCTCAATCATATATGGAAGCGATTTGTCTTTTTTAAGCGTTAAATATCTCACGGTTTCAGGTAGGGGCATGCCATCTTGCGGGTTTACTGGAGGCAAGCCGCTTGGCTGACCCACGTAAGAAAGCTTTTGCACGCCAGTCATATCTTTTGGTGCTACGTCGGAAATATCGTACTCTTTGCTATACTCTAACAAGTCAGCGTCATTTGCTTGTCCAGCCTGGCGACGCTTCATAGCCTCTGCTTGTGAAACCTTAAGAGCGGCGTCAGCTTCTCGCCCCGGCGCTTGTTTGAAAGTGTCATACGCGCCATAGATATTCGTCCCAATGCCAACTAACTTCGCGAGCTTATCTAAATCGCTCTCTTTATTTTCTTGCGGTCTTTGAATTTGATTTATGCTTACAGCCATACGTTACCCCAACATTCCATAGCGGCGTTTTAGCGCTTCGAGCCCTGGATCACCTTGCGCTTGCATTTGCGGTGGAGGCATTGCTGGCCCGCTTTCCATTAAACGCCTGGCGAGCGCTCCTCCTTGCCCTTGACCTTGTTGTATGCCGGGAGTTTCTTGTACTGAGCCTGGCTTTGAAAGCATTCCGCCAGCGGCGCCGCCGAGACTAGCTCCCAATCCCATCATTGCAGGTATGCTTGCGCCAGCTGTAAATGGCGCGAGTGCTGCGCCAGCTGCCGCGCCCAAAAGCGTGCCCAGGCCGCCGTTATTATTCCCCTCATCTACTTTTTTCGGCATGAAAATTTGAGCCATTAGACTTGCCCTCCTTGTGCTGATACCGCGCCAGGATCAGCTTGCAAGCGCCTTAGCATTGGATTTGCGTATTGTTGTAACTGCGCATAGTAATCGCCAAAGCCGCCCTGATTATTTAATAAATTTTGATAACGACCAATCTCTTGCTCAAATCTCGGAGCGTTATGAGCGCTGCCCAGCTGAGCTTGCGCTTGGTTAAACAATTGCCCTTGCTCATCAAGTGCTGACTGTCTGCGAGCCATATCAATGCCCGCTAGAGCTTTTGTTTGCTCTAAGCCAAATTGCTGCTGAAACTGATTTTGTTGTTGGTTAGCTTGCGCCTCTTGCGCGTTGATAGAGCCAATCTGATTAGATAAATCCTCGTTACCTTGGCGCTGGGCCTCTTGTTGCATTTTAATTTGCGCGCCAGATGGTCCGCCGCCAAGCTGAGCAAAACGTCTTTGCATAGCATTTTGCTGCTGCTGCATTTGCGCTTGATTGCGCTGCTCAGCCTGCTTTCTAAATTGCTCGTAAGGGTTTACTTGTGGCGCTTGTGGAGCCATTGGCGGCTTAGGAGCAAAGGCATTCGGTTGTGGTTGATTCGGTAGTGCCATATTATCTAAATCCTTTCAGATTATATGCAAAGCTAAACCAGTGAACTTTAAACATTTGATTAACTGTATTTTGATTTGAAAATTTAAACTGTATTCTCTTGCCCCTGGCGCCGCCGATTTTGATTTCTTTTTCAGAGCGCAAAGCCCCGCCGCCCCAATTGTCTACGCCCCAAACCATAACGCCCCACAAAGAACCGCCGGGGGTTAAATCGAGTTGTATGTTTGTACCGTCACTATCATCGGAGTCAGTTTTGTAAGCGACATTCATATAGTATGCGCCCGGCAAATCCACTAACAGTCTAGCATGGCGGTAGTCTTTATTGTAGCTGTACTCGCCATCATAGCCCGCAAATTCTTTGGTCCAGAAGTAAGAGTTAATCGCTGAGCCGTCATCGTTATACGTAGACGTTTCGGCTTGGTAAATAAAACCGTTAGCCGTTGACGAGCCAAAATATAAGCTACCATTCCAGATAGTAAACTGCGCGGCATTCCAGCCAGTGTACGGCGCCCAAACGGCTTTTTGCTTTTTAGTGATGTTATCAATAGAAAAATCGTAAACGTAAACGCGGTTATTGGTAGAATTAGCTGAGGCTTTCGTTAGCGTAATATACGCTTTATTTTTAAAAACGGTGCCAGATATATTCCCTATATAGGTATCGTTCATATCAAACATATCAGGCTCTATGCGATTAGAAATTAAATCAGAGCCCACGGCATTTACTGTTAAAAGCGTTTCGCTTTGGCTTTGAGAGTTTCCTTTTACCATGCCAAAGCCAACAAACTTATCATTCTGCATTGCTGGAAATAACAAGCCGTCTTTAACATCAAGTAAGCAAAATGGAGATTTAGAGCCGTGCGCGCCCTTAACTTTTAACACTTGCCACGTGGTCGCATCGCTTGGATCAGGTAAGTAAATTAGCCATTTTGAATTATCACACACGACGTAAATAGCGTTATCGTAAACGCCTAAGCCCCGGCATAAGTCAGAAGTATTATCGCCAACCTTTAAAAAGTTAGTCGTAGCCCACGTGTGCGGCTCGCCAAGCTCTGAATACATCACGTAGTTTAAGTTTGAAGGATCAAGCGCGAATAATCTATTTTGATGATAAACAATTGAGTTATAAAGCGGCGGTACGCCGTTATCAGTTGGCGCCGTCGCGCCTAGTGAAGCGTCAGCTACCGCATCGTCATACGTTGTCGTAGAGTTATCATTTAGCGTGGTCACAAGCTTATAGCTCGTGCCGCCGTTAGTGGTGCGGTAAATGCGCCGAGCGCTTACGCCAAAGCTTTGCGGCGCTACCGGAATAGAAGTTAAGCGCGCATTCTCATTTGCTAGCGTGTGCGTATTCGTCACAGGAGAAACGTCACCCTCAACGCTATAGCTATTTACGTAAGTAAACTTATAACTAAACGAGCCCGTGCGTCCGGTACCCGTTGGCGCAGTCGCTACCGTTGCCGTTGTCGTGGGCGGGTAAACGCCGTGGCGTGTAAAGTCTGTACCATTCCATTTCATGGGAATAGAGCCGCCGTTACCGAAGAAAATTTGATTCTGATACTCAGCGCTTGCTACTCGCTGGCCAGCGGTCCAAATGCTTGTGGCGCTTGGTACAGTGACGCCAGAGGTACCGTTAACAGCCCACATACTACCGCCATACCATGCGCACATAGTCTCAGCGCCCGTTTGATCATGGCGCGTATAGAGCCCATCGCAAACATAAGAGCCAACGCTTGCCGTATTTAGTTTACTGGATCCGCCGCGCGTACCTACAGCGCCGTCGCCAAAGCTTACGTTTAGGCAGTCTGGTGATTCGTTATCGCCAATGAGCGCTGGCGCAAACTTATTGTTTAAGCCGCCGTCAGGACGTATAGGTGTCTTGCTCGGATAAATCCTTCTCACTTAACTCCTAAAACAGTTTTTCTAGCTAAATCCTCAGATTTCACGGCACGAAAGCCGTCAGTTACTTTTTCTTTTTGCTTCCACCTGATTGCGTCTTTTACAAACTTTTCCCAAATGTTTTGATGCCAACTAGCTAACTGTAAGTTCCCATCTTTGGCGGCCATGTGCATGAGAATGTAATCAGTTAAGCCTAAATGAAATTGCGTCGGCACCTCTGGCGTTTCAGTTGAAAGCGTCATGATAGTTGGCTCTGAATATACGTAAACCGTAACAGTTGCGACCGCTGCGGGAATGGGGCGCAAGTATATTTGCTTATCCCATATCGAGTAAAAGCGCGGCGTTCCGGTTGTCGTAGTCGTAGGGTAAAGGTTTACTAAATCGTCATCTCTAAAGTCTATTGGATCAAGTTTGGCGCCCGAATACTCAACGCGTTTAAACGCTATCACGTTTGAAGGATAGCTATAGGCACGCGTTCCAGCTACGGTCGCAAACGTAGTTTTATTTTCAATCAAAAGCGCTTTTGTCGCGAGCTCTTGTTGCGCTTTATTGATTAACGTAATGATAGAGGCTTGCGAGTAAAAGCTATCGCTTACAGCGTTGTACTGCTCACGCGCTGCTTGCTCGATGCTAGCGTTAGTCACGTTAAAACCTCCATGTTAAAAAACTCCCGCGCCCTGACGAGAGCGGCGCAAGGCGCGGGCCGCGTCCGAATCCGTGGACGCTATTTCTTAGCTTTTTTTCTAATTTCGTCAGCGACCTTAACGTCAGTGAGCTTGTCTAAGTGGTGCTCGGCTTCCCATTTTTCAAGCGCTTCTTTCGTCGCATGCTCTGTGCCGTCAGCGTTGCAGATAAAACGCGTTTCCTCTTTTGCAGGAGCGTTATCTACCTCAACCACTTCTAGCTTTTTAAAATATATGGGATCGTCTTCGCCCATTGGCGTTTTTTTCGCTGGCGCATACGTACCCATAAACATTTGCGCTTTCTTATCATCCATAGTTACAAACTCGTTTGGCTGGATAGTGATCCATTCGCCTTTGAAGTTTTCCTTATAGGGATAAACATTTCTATTATAAACCCTTACTAAACTCATAAGTGCCCTCCTAATTAATCTGAGCAAATTACTGTAAAAGAAACGCCGCCAGATACGACGCCAGTGCCGCGAAAGCGGATATATTGTAAACCGTTTGGTATTGGTACAATGCCGCCGTTATCGCCAACTACGGCGCTAATCACAAATGAATTTGTGGTTACTGTGCTTGAGTTAATCACGGGATGATAAAGAGAGTAGTAGGAATCTGACGAGCGCGCTTTGCCTTGCACGTTTATCGCGACACCTGTACTCATAGTGCCCACTTGCAATAGTACGTTTTTGTAGGAGCGATCTAGGTAAACTCCACTCGATGTTGATGCACCTGACGCTATCGTGTCAGGGTAAATTGCTAAAGGTCCGTATGACATAAAAAACTCCTTTTAGTTACTCCAATTATATGAGCTTGAGTGCGTGCTCCCGCCTGACGCGGTCATCGTACCAGTGTAGGACGTGCCGTTAATATAATATGAGGTGCCGCTTGCGACGTTTGCTATGCCTGGATCAGTAGAATTAAGCCCGTCAAACGCTGACACGCTTACGTAGCTTGAGCGGCTTGCACCGTTTAATAAACCGTTACCAGATTCAAGCGCTACGTTAGCAGTAAAATCTATAACCGTATCCCATACCACTAGTTCGTCAGTGCGATGTAGCGCTGCGGATGATGCTCGCGAGACGCCTAAAATAATTTCTTTAAAATATGTGTTTGTCCAGCCAGCCTCAAACGCTGTGCCCGGAGTGAGACTGCCAAGCAGTGCTGCATCTACGTAAACCTTAAAAGAGTTTGCTGTAGTGGTGCCGTCCCAAGCGAAACTTATGTCATATCTAGTGCCCGATGTTGGCGAAAAGGCTCCGGCGCTTGCCGCATTTATGCAAACTGTTCCAGCGGCATTTATCGCGGTGACGTTTATATTTCCCGTGGTCGTTTCATGTGTTAATTCTATTTCGCCTAAGCGCCCAGAGTTTGCCGAGAGATTTATAATCGCACGGCGTGATGATGGCGCGCCAGAATACTGCGGGACGTAGCCATGATTTGCAGAAATAGCGCGCCCGTTTGGCGTATTAGATGATGCGTTCCACGTTGCCGCTTTAGAGCTTGCTACAGTGTTAAAGTCAATCGCTACGCCGCCGAGTGCGCCAGTCGTAGCTGTGTTTGGCACGACCAGCGTAGAGCTTGTACGTGTGCCAGTCTTACCGCCGCTTGAGTATCTAGCGTCTAAACTATCTCCGCGAACAGCAAACACTATTGCCACTTACACGCCCCTTCTAGCTATTTCATCGGCTAGCTTTTTCGCTAAACGGTCAACGCTTGCCTTTGACTCTAAAAGATTGGCGTCATCAATTAAATTGAAGTAGTGAGCGGGAAGGCTATCAAGATCAACTAGCGCCCGCGAATCAAATAATTCTTGAGCGTAAATTTTAGCACTGTAAACGTCCTCCTCATTCCAATCGGGCCGCTTAGCGCCAGCTAGAAAATCGTCTTTTTGTTTCGTTAGTACGGGATCATCAGCAAAATAAACCACGGCCTCATTTGAAGCCGAAAGCGCTTTAGCTTGTGCTTTAGCTGGTAAGGCCCGTGCCCCGAAAATTAATCGGGAGAGCCAGATAAGCAGCGCCTTAAAAAAGCTCATGCTTACTTTCCGTAAACCGATAAAACGAAAACGTCACCCGCTGCGCCAGAATTTACGTTTACGTATCCTGCGCGTGCTGTGGCGCCAGAGCCTACGTTTCTAACTAGCGTGATGCCCGCTGTCGCCATTGAGCCCGGCATAATGTGAGCGCCGTAAACACTTTGAAAGCCAGTGTTAATGTTACCAGAAGCACTATCAATAGTGCATGACAGAATCGCAACGCGAAGATCGCCAAACACACTGTTATGAATTGTAGAAATAGAGAAAGCCATTTTTTACCCCTTTTAAAAAAGTACAATACCTTTAGAAGCTGCATTTTCAGGATCAAGGCATTGATCTTTTATGTGTCGATTTAGTGAATACATATCTAGAAATTCTTGTAGCTCCATTTGCTTAACCGCCATGATGTTACCGTCAGGATATGCGCCGAAAGTTCCGCCCTCTGTACAATTTATCCAAATGCCGGGCACTTTAATTGCGACAAAATCAAACCACGATTTAAAACCCATGTAAGACGCCCACGTTAAAACCTTGTTGCCGTAAACGTCGTTAGTACGCATTACGTGTCCAAGGTTAGCGTCATACTTTGAATCCCAAGCGTGAAACTTTTTGTCATAGCTGAAACAAAAATCCGCACCAACAAACGCTATCGGGTTAGCTCCACAAATACCCTTCGCGGCATACAGACACGCGCCAAGCACGTTACCGCCGTTCGAAATATATGTGTGAAATTCCTCTATCTCGTTAATTTCTTTTTTCAAAGATTCGTCAGGCATTGGAGCATTGAAAAAATAAATCTCGCCCTGCCATTTCTCTAGCAAGAGCGGACTAGTGCCAATATAGGCAATTAGTTTTTTATCTTTTGTTTTGTTCCAATAATACTCAGGATCATATTTACCGCCCTCTGAAACTTCTCCCACTGTAATATCGCCAGCGTCTAAAGTTACGTAGTAATCGGGGTATATTTCCTGGTCCTCAAAAAAATGAAAGTTATGGAGACAGCTAAAAAGCGCAATGTCGCCACGATCTTTTAGCAAATGTCCATTATGTTTTAGCGAAGGGCCAGCGCCCGCGATAATCGCGGGACGCTTTGCGTATTTGTCAAAAAGCTTCCCAACACCATAGTCTTTAAAACTTCCAAAGCGCTTTTTGTTTGCCTTGATTTGGGCTAGCCAAGTACCGCGCCAAGATTTGACGGTAATATCGTCATTTCTCGCAGCAGTACCGTAAAGCCTATCAGTTGAAACTGGCGGCGCTTCGATGTAGTTTTGAAACTCTAATGTAATTTCAGCCTTTCGACTCATATCTCCCCTTTTTGATTATCAACCGAATAGTCTTAAATGACAGTTTGGTTGAGCGTTGCCAGTTGACGTGCTAAGCGCCTTACCAATGAAAACGCCAGTCGGTAGCGTTGCTGTAATATACGTTGCAACGGCACCGTCAGCGCCTACAGTTAGTAGATCGCCAGCGGTCATCGCAATTGACATTACGCTTGCCTCACCACGCACTAAGCCCCAGAAGTACTCTGCTGCTGGCACGGCGGCGTGCTTTACGCACACAAGCGGCCAGTCAAGAGCGTCAGTGCTTGAACGAGTAAGAGAGGTTAAGCTCTTAATCATCAAAGCGCCTTGAGTAACGCTTGAGCCAGTGTTGTTGTAGCAGTAAACGTACTCCTCACCGCTTTCTACGCGGCGAGTGCCAAGCTGTACGTCAGCAACGGCGGTTACGTTTGAAACGCTTTTAAAGAAAATCGGTGAAATTCCATTATATCCCATATGTCACCTCCCCTTACGCAGTCAGAGCGCTCATAGCGCCATGCATACGGTTGTTAGAAGATGCTAAAGCGCCCATCCATAAGATTTTGGCTACTTTTGCGTCTTGGTTAATAGGTTTGGCGAATGCTTCAAACTTAAAGTTTGCGTCCTTATGGTAGTAAAGCTTTAAGTATTTTTCGTTTAAGAAAAACATGTAGCCTGACGGGCATTGAGCATCGTCAACCACTGGCACGCCTTGGAAAAGTAAAGAGCTAAAGCCGCCGCTAGCAGACTTAGAATCTTGAAAGCGTTGTTGCGGTTGTAAGAGCCCGTGAAACTTATCCCAATAAGTAGAGTCAGTAGGGATGATAGTTGGTCTATCGCTACCGATTCTACATGCGCTCATGCGAGACGCCATTGCGCCCAAGGTCAAAGTGGTAGTGCTAGAATCTAGCTTACCTTGCCACCATGAGTAGCTTGATTGCGAGATACCGCCAATAGTGTTTGACGTGTTAATGATCGCACGTAAACCGATAATAGCGTTAGATGTTGAGCCAGCGTTATAAAGGCCAGTGCCCAAGCGATCCATTCCAGTTTGCTCAGCAATTTTAACTTTCTCTTTTACGAGTTTTAAAACTGCAGCGTCACCACTATTTTTACGCTCGTCCATACCGCTGATAGAAATAGTATCGTACATTTGATACCAAGCGTACTCAGCTGACGTGATTGATTCTACGTCAGTAGTGTCCATAGTATCGTTAGCAGAAAACCATCCGCCGCTTGAGTTAGTAGCGTAGTTTAACGGTTGCATGATCGACGTTCCGCCGTCTACAGATTCGTAAACGTCTCCGTCTTTAAAGCGCTTTAAAAGCACCATAGAATCAAAAATGTTGTCTACCATCTTAGGGATAAATTTCTTTTCCGTAATGGCCGACACTTGTCCCCATGTTAATGCCATGAGTGTCCTCCGTGATTAGTTGTTAAAGGCCAAGCTCCTGCTTTGCCTCGTTTAATAGATCCTCGTAGGATTTACCTTTCACAGAAGTGCTTTGAATGCCTTGTGTGGGAGTTGGTGACTTACCAATAATCCCGGCTTTGACTTGTTTTTGAATGGTTTTCCCTACTGATTCTTTACCGCGCTCCTCGGCTCTGACTACTGCTTTATCAAAGATAAACGCTCTAAATGCGTCCTGGAAATTACCGATACCACGTTGAGTAGCATAGGTAAGCACCTGGCGCTCTAGGTTGTGTCCCTGCTCGTTTGCCGTATTCCAATCTAGATCCGCGAATTTTTCGCGAATGGATTTTATTTCGGTATCGAGTGCATCGTCCTCTTGTTTGTGTTGAGCTTGAGTGCGCTCTTGTAAAATTTCATTTTTAAATTTAGATAATTCTTGTAGCTGATTTTTAACTTGGCTTAGCTCTTGCGTGAGTGGGTTATTTGGATCAGCCTTTTGGCGTAAAGCTTCGCGCTGGGCGTACAAGTCTTGAACTTGTTGCCACCACTCAGGATTTTCACGCGCAAACTGATCTACTTCCAAGTAAGGCTTAAACTTTGCCTCATACTCTTGCTTGATTTGTCCTATTTTATTTGGCGCGGAATATCCCATTTGCGCCCATTTTACTAACTGCTCTTTTGTTGCTTGAATTTCTTGCCCGTCGATTACAAGCCTTTCCATTTGCGCAGGCGTTGGTACTTGCTCTGGCGCGGGAGCTTGCGCTTGTTGTGGCGCTTGTGGCTCTGGCGCTTGCTCTTGTGGTGCGCCCACATCATCGCCCATTGGCATTTCGTGAGGCGTGTTAGCTTGCGCTAGCAAACCGTCAACGTCGATATTTGAAATGTCCTCTGCTCCCATTTGCTCTCCTATAGACAAGGCTCAGCGCCGTCAGCGCTGGCGTTTTCTGGTATGCCGATAACTTGCGGATCTTTTTCTTTTTGCTTGTTGAGGTGTTCTAAAACGCGCGCTTGTTTTTCTTCGGGAGTTTTAAGCGCGTCTAGCTCAGAAATGAGCGTGGCGATATCTACGTTATCACTTGGCATCGTGGCCCGCGTTCTAAATTTTTTAGTGATAAATAAGATAAATAGATGGGTATATCTTAAATTTAAAGTACGTCTAGTTTAAATTATAAATTGCTCTCGCGCAAGCTTTTTGTTTACGCAGCTGGCGGCGTGCCTCCCGGCGCTGGCGCTGGACCTTGTCCTGGCATTGGCGGCTGGCCTTGCATAGCTAATTGCGCCTGCATTTGCTGATCGGCTATCGCTTTTTGCTGCATGCGTGTCATCACAGCTTGCCAGTTTGGAAGTTCTAGCGTTTCGTAAACGTACTGCGGATCGACTAGCCCGCGATCAAATAGTTGATAGGCTTGGTCCGTTCGGCGCGCCTTATCAAAAGCCAAACTGCTGCCAGTAGAAACTTTAACGTCAAACTTACCGTTTACGGGTAGCTGGCGCTCAGATCCTGCGAGCGTTTCGCCCATAGGGCCTACCTCGCTATAGTTTACTATTTTCTGCATCTCAGGCTGGCCGTCAACGCCCATCACGGGAGTTGGCGCGCCCATCATGCCCGTCATAGGATCAATTTGCGGCTCGTTCATCACGGGCTGATCCTCAACGTGGAACTTAAAGTATTTAGTTACGTTTTGATTATTCGTTAAGCGGTACACTTGCGGCACAGTTCTAAACTGAAATACGCGTGAGACATACATTTGCCCAAGCTGCTGCAAGAACGCATCTAAAAAGCGGGCTTTCTGACGCTGGCGCGTTTGCGCGGTTTCTTGTAAAGCTTCAATAGCACTTGCAGCGGTAACGCCCGTGGGGTTTACGCCGCGAGATACGTCTCTATCGCCTGCGATTTCGTCAAAGTCAGACTTAATGCGGTCGATTAAATTCATAACGTAAGGCTGTAGCTGCACGCCCTCTACTCGCTGGACTATGCCTTCAGAGGATGCGGGCTCTAGTATAAGCCCATTACGATTATAGACGTTATCTGTGTCAATGGCCGTGTCTTGACTTATAATCCAAATCGGATTTCCCATTAGCTCAAGAACATCTAAGACAAAGCTCCATACTTTATTATAGTTTACTTGCAAGTCAGAGAGATTCTCTACTTCGCCAACGCCCCAAAATTCACGCGGGAGCATGTAGTTTACAAGTTTAGCTTTAGGGATCTTACCGTCATCGTACTCGCCCTCTCTATCCTCTAAGAGGACTTTATTAGCGACAATGATCTTACGGCCTTTTGGATATTTCTTTTTAGATACAAATTCTGTAATAACGGAGCCGTCATCGTTAACGGTATCTACTTTTTCTTCCGTTACGGAATCATCATAAATCCAGAGCGTTTTCTTTAATGCTTTTCTCGCCTCCACGCCGTAGCCATCATTATAGTTTTCTGTGTAAGCTAAGTTATCAACTGGCGTCTTTAAAATGTCAGTGGTGACGTTGGTTTTATCAGAGCCGTAAAACTCTTGTAAGTCTGGCTTAATAAATTGCGCTTTATCTGGGTACTGGCTCTTAAGCACGTCAACGTCAACGGGCTCAGCTTCGACATAGTTTTTACAGCGCTTATCGTTTATGTCATAGCAATTTGGATCGGGGAATTGATAAAACGGATCATGACTTTGAAAGCAGATATCGCCTAAGCCATCGTTATAGTCCTCATCATACGTTAGCCCGCCAAACGCTGTGCCGTAAAAGTTTTTATCATAAATCATTTCAACAAGCGTCATGAGCCAGTTTTTAGAATCCCAGTCAGCTTCGCATAGCTCGTTTAAAATTACTGATAATTCATAATCACTTGGCTCTTGCGGCAAAAACTCAAACTTAGGACGCGAATCAGTTTCAATCGGCACTTGTGATTGTATCGCACGCCAGATAATGTTAAAGACAGCGCTATTACGATAGCTTGGGCGTTCTTCTTTCCACTGCTTACCGCGCACCATTTTGTAGTGGTCCATCCATTTACCGTCATATTTTTTGCGATGCTTTTTGTTTTTTTCAAATATGCGCTCAACTAAGCGGATAGCTTTTTGCTCCTCATCGGTTGGCTGATAGGTGCCAGATTTTTCGGTGTTAGCTTCTACTTTGGGCGCGTCGTGCTCAGCTAGTAGTGGTGAGCCTATGATTTCATCCATTATTTATCCTCTTTTTTTAAAAGTTCTTTGATTTCTTTTAGCTCTTTAATTGCGAGCATCAGTAAAGCGTTTTGCACATGAATTTGCTCGAAACGAATTTGGCTGTACTCATAGCCCGTAAGCTCTTTAAGAGTTTCGCTAAAGTTAAAATTAGCTTTGCTCAATCATCCTCCCAGCGTTTACGTATGCGTTCTTTTCTGTCTTTTTCCATGTGATATCTAGCGCGATCTGGCTTTTCGTTTCCGATTTCTACTAAGCCATAGCGTTTAATTAGCTCACTTCTCTCGCGATCATTTTTAACGACGCGCCCTAAGCTGTGATAGTACTCAGCGTCCTTTACGGCGGTCTTATGTAGCTCAATGTTAGCGCTCCAAAGCCGCCTAGCTTCCGCGCCGCATGCCTCACAGACTTCAATGCGCCCACTCTCGCTCATAGCTTTAACGACTTCAAACTGGCGCACGCATTGATCGCACGCGTATTCATAGATCATGCTGATATCTCCAATTTAAAATTATTTATTAACTCTAGCGCTTGTTTGTTAGCGTAAAGCTTTTCGATAAATACTTTACGCTTACCGTTTTTTGAGTTAGCAGCGAGCCGCTGGGGACGTGGCTTTTCAAACACTACACTAAAGCGCGGATCTTTAATTTCAAACTCGGAGATAAATACGGGCATAGGATGTTTGGCGGCCCAATCAAAAAAGCGCTCATAATCAAATTCTTGTAAATAGTTGGTGGTATTTTGGTAGGGTATGTCGCAGTAGATAACGCTGTTCTTTTTTATTTTTACTTTAGAGTAATCAAGTGAGGTTATCTGGAGTCGCTGGAGTTGCTGGAGTTGCTGGAGCTGGAGTTGCTGGAGGCGCTCGAGTTGCTCGAGTTGCTCGAGTCGCTGGAGGCGCTCGAGTTGCTCGAGATCGACACGTTGTTTTTTCTTAGCTAAGACTCTTTTTAAATACAATCTTTTTCCAGTTATATCAAGATCATTCGGCCATTTTTTTAAATCAAAAGTCTCCACCATGAATTTATCAAATTCGTCAAACACTACGGCCATGTGCATACTTCGTTTTTGACTCTCGATTTCTTTTCCGAAGAGATAGTCCTTTTGATTATTTCCAAAGGACCAAATCAGTCTTGTGTAGGCACACGTGTCTTTATTTTTAAAAAACTTTTCACGCGTGATAAACTCTGGCTTAAAATTTTCATAGTTATATTTGCCAGCTATAGCATCTTTAATTAGCTCGCTTACATCACTTTTAATTTCGTTAAAATAAAGGTTTTTCCACTTGTGACTAAACATTTCTAGCGCACAATGAGTAACGCAAAAACCGCCGCCAAATAGATCATAGAAATTATCAGCTGATGGGATTACTTTTAATAAGTCTCTAACTATCGCTGATTTAGAGCCCATATAAGGAATGCCATAATTGCGAAGTCCTTTAGTAATCACTAATCACCCTCCCGCCGGGACGTTTCTTTTTTAAACTCTCAAAATAAGTTCTCATGTCATCGCGATGTATTTTTGGCTTACCCTCGCTAATAATGGGCTTTCGCTTCTCAGCGGCCGCGCTAAGCGAAATTGATAGGTAGCGATCAGCATCCATTAAGTGGTCGTTTTGCTGTACGGGCTTTCGCTCTTTAGCGTTATCGTCTGGAGCTAAATCCTCTGGCTCTGGATAGTGGTAGGTTTCGCGCTCGTCTTGCGTGTGTGGGCATGCGCCTATAAACTCTTTATACTTACGCGTTTTAATTAGCTCATAGTGGGCGTCAATGCCCCTGCGTATGTCGTTATTAGCTGCTACTGCTGGAATGCCCGCGCGGTTTAGCTCTAGAATTGCGCCAGGCTGAGAGGGATCGCAGTAAAACATTTCAACGCTATAGATTTTGAGCTTTTTAGCGCAGACTTCTTTAATGTCAGAAATAGTCTGGCCTGATTTATAAAATTCGCTTACGCCAATTTGCTCACCTGATGGCAACACGGCGCGGATCTTTAGCGCAAACGGCTCCGTAAAGCCCCAATCAATGCCGCCGTAGTAGCGTGTACCAGCTGGGAGCTTTGTTTCAGGGATATAGTTTTGAGCATCATCCCAACAGTCATAAACTAGCCCAGCCATTTGCCCAAACTCACCGCCAAAGATCATGTTAAAGCGGCGAGCGTCCATCGTCTCGCGCATGGCTTGGCGCTTAGCGGGATCGTGTAGCGTGTGATAAGGATTTTCCCAACTAGCTGCGCGAATAAGTTTAACGTCAGGACGAGCGCCCGTAGACGCTGGCTTAATTAGCTTGTGCCAAAACCAGTTAAGCGCGTAAGGTGAGCTCGTTAGTAGTGTCTTTGCGCCTTTCGCGGCAGCGCGAGCGAGGTAATTCTCCCAAAAATACAAGCGCAGCTTTCCAGCTTCATCAAGCCAACCAGCGCGCACGTTCGGGATACCAACTATTGAGTCAGGATCAGTTTCAGTTCTAAAAAAACATTGCCCGCCTTCGTTTAGTTTAAAAACAGCGTCAGCGCCGTTGTATTTCCCGAAGGGCTTTAAGTGATAAAGGAAGTACGGAATGATTGATTGTTGTAAGATTTTGTAAGTTGGAGCGGCAACAATGAAATTATCTTTCGGATCGGTATATGTGAACATTTGCCGCTGCATCCAGAGCGTGCCTGCTTGGGTTTTACCCCATTGAGTGCCCGTAGATGCAGCAGTAATTTCAGCGTCAGAAAATATAACGTCTGATTGTTTATCACTATGCGGATAAAACTCTATAGCGTCAGCCGACAATACAAAGCTCTTTAAAATGCTCTAGTGATAAATAAGATAAATAAGTTTAGAGTGCTTCCGGCGGTATGCCATCGCCAGCTTTAATATCTATCTTACACTCATGCCCGTTAACCTTGTCAATAGCCCAAGGGCTTAAAGCTTTCGTGTCAGGCTTTAACGCTCTAAATATGCCAAAGTTTTCGTTTTCTTTGAAGTGCTCGCCTGCTTTTATGTCGCGCGTGGCGATCAAGCGGCGGTTATGCGTAGTAAACATATCGCGCTCGCTATCGTCCTCGAGGGGTAAGCTTCGATACCCATCCTCCTCGATTAAAGCATTACACATAGCCTTAAACTGATCAGTATTTAGTGAGTGTGGTGCGTCAGGCGTATCTTTAACGCCAACCAAGTTAACATGCTTTTCAATAACGGTCGCGCCATACATCTTTGCGGTCATAGGAATAACAATAGCGTCAGTCGAGTGATCCGAATAGCCAACGGGCTTTAGAAACTTCATTCTCAGCAAGTCTATCTTCCTAAAGTTCACATAATTCGCTGGATAGGCACTCACGCAATACAAGAGCGTCACTGGCGTATCGCCCAACACCTTTAGCGCTATTGCAATATCATTCATGCTGCTAGCGCCTGTGCTCAAGATTACGGGCTTACCGATTTCGCGCAGGCGCTCTAAGATGCGGATGTGAGTTAGCTCAGCGCTGGCGACCTTGTGAGTGCTAACGTACTTATCTACTTCGTTTAGCAAAGGCACGCTGAAAGCTGAGCACATAAATTCAATGTCCACGCTGTCGGCTTTGGCTTTGAGAGTGGGTAGCCAGGCGGGATCGAGAATGCCCCTTAGATTTAGCTCATGCGGGTTAAGTACGGCGCCAAAGCCATAAAGTGAGCGCCAGTCATACGCTTGAAACTTAACAGCGTCAGCACCACACGCTTTAGCTAGCGCGATAGAGTTTAAGCAGTCGTTAAGCGAGCGCCAGTTAGAGCCAATTTCAGCGATTATTTTCATTTTTAGCGCCCCTCCAAAATATCGGCGAGTTGGGTGTTCCAATCTACAATCTCTTGATCGCTTCTCAAGTGAAGTTCATTAGCGTGAATATGAAGCTCGTCCCGCTGCTCAATCGCCATTTCCAGCGCATCGAGTATGCTGTCCACGTCAGCTTCAGAAAAATCATTTGCGTCAACTTTCTTGCGAAGCGCAGCTAAAATTTGGGGGAGGGTCATGTCATGCCTCCACAACTTACGCACTTACCGTCCATGATTACCCTCGTTTGAGTGCATTTACAGTTCCACGTTATTGTCGTGCCCGATGTTGTTTTAGTCTTTTCATTTTCTGGACGATTACAATTGTAACAGCATGGCGTTGCTGGACTGTAAACGTAATTACAAATCGGACACTGCCACCCTTGTTGTACCCCTATTTGCCACATCCGCTCACTCCTTTATTTGCTGGGGGTTTTGGTGGGCTTTCGCTTTGAAGCAGATTTGAACCTGCATACCGTCATGTCTCGCGCGACTTACGATTTTCACTGGCTTTAATTTATCGCGATTCGCCAGCCAATTTAAATTACTCAAAGATACTCACCCATAGATTTTTATTTGTCATCAGCGCCGCCGAGTTTTGCTAGGCATTCGTTAATCCTGTTTGACACTTTATTTTGATTGTCTAAACCATTAACGATGATTTGAACATTTAGCGATTTTAAAAGCTCCCTCGCCACATCAAGCTGCGCGCGGAGTTGTTTATTTTCTTCTATCAGTTTTTTCTCGTGCGGCCAACCAGTGTTAGTTTCAAATGGTCGCTTAGATGCAATCTCTAGCTCTTCGTTTCTCAACCGCAAAGCTGAGAGTTGGGATTGGAGGTCTTTGGTTTCAACATCGTAATCTGCTCGGAAGTTATTATAATATGTTTCGCGTTCAGCCCGCAACTCCTCCACTTCAGCTTTCCATAAATTTAGCTCTTTAGTGAGCAGTACCGTAAGACCTTTTTCAACCTCACACTCACGCGCCAAAGCGTCGTAAGCATTACAAATTTCAAGCACCTTATTCCTGTACTCTTGCGAAAGAGATTTGTACGGATCTTGGTCATTAACATGATAGAAATTGCTGCGCTCAAATTCACGGTAAACATCTTTAATCGTTAGAGGCGCCTTTTTATTTTCCATCGTGGTCCTTTTTAAGAGATTTATAGTGGCTCGCGCACATTTTAATAAAGTGCCCGTACATCTTAATTTCAACTTTGTCGTAACCGTTTTTCTTGCCTATTGATTTATAGTCTCTGAGCCACGTCTCTATTTTATGAAACTCACAGCCAATGCGAATCATTCCATCGAAAGTATAATATGCCCAGTTTTTGCGAAACTGATAAACCATAAGGTCCGCATAGCGAAGGTCCGCAGAGCGAAGGTCCGCAGAGCTAAGGTCCGCAGAGCGAAGGTCCGCATAACTAAGGTCCGCAGAGCTAAGGTCCGCATAGCGAAGGTCCGCATAGCGAAGGTCCGCATAGCGAAGGTCCGCATAGCGAAGGTCCGCATAGCGAAGGTCCGCATAACTAAGGTCCGCATAGCGAAGGT